CCCCGTTGAGAAGGTGTGTCAGCTCTTTGCGCTTCAATGAGGCCGGGGCGGATGCCCCGGAAATACGCATGGCGGCGAGCGCGGCGTTGAAGTTGCCCGCGTCAAGCGCGGCCTGGCTCTTGTACGCCATCTGCCAGAAGCCCAGGCCCGCGTTGCAGCGGTAGCGGATGCCGTAACGATAGCTGTCGGAGACGAACACCCCCTCGTCGTTGGTGGCGGTCATGGCCTCCAGCTCTGGGGTAGTGCGCTCCTGGTAGATGAAGGGCTTCAAGGCCCGGCTGGTGTCGAGCAGGTACCAGGCTTCGCCCACGCCGGACTGCACGTTGGAGACCGGGACGGCCGTTCCGGTGCCGTCCACATTGGGATAGACAGGGTGATCGGTGTCGAAGAAAAACTGGCCGTCATAGCAGTTGATCGCGCCCGCGTTCTTGAGCAGATCGAACACGAGCTGATCCGGGTGGGTGGCGGCGGCGCGGCCCATCTCGGCGAACAGCGGCGTGTAGATGCCGACGTTGTCGTCCTCGATGTCGCTGCGTTTGACCGACACCGTGCCCTCATAGAGCTTGTTTAGCACCTGATAGGCCTGCGCGGCCATGTCCTTGATCACGCGGTCGCCCACCCATTCGCGTAGCGCCGGGAACTGCCCCAGCCAGCCGTAGGTATTGCTGGCCGAAGACGATGGCACGCGGGTGGCGACCTTAGCCCAATCGGTCGGCGCGGCGGTGAGCGCGTCCTGGAAGGAACTGGAAAAGCCCGTGCGCAGGCTGGTGATGAGGGCGGGGGTGATGATAGCCATGTCTTACTCCTTGGAAATGAGGGATTCGGTTTCGATGACGCCGCGCGCGGTCAGGTGCGCGTGGAGCCGAGTCAGTTGCAGCCGGTGCATGAGCGGGCGGATGTCCAGGTGCCTCTGGGACAGCGCGAGATAGAGCGCGCGGAGCACGCGCAGGCGGTCGTCGTGGCGGGTATAGACGATGCTGTCGAGGTCATTCATGCTCCTTGGCCTGGGCGAACGCCTCTTCGCTCAGGCCCAGGAGCTTGGCGGCAATGCGATCCTCGTCGGTCAGCGCCGCGCCGTGCGCGGATTCGGCTCGTCGATGCGCGGCCTCGGGCAACAGTTCCGGCGCGGCGGCGACAAAGGCGCGGAAGCCCTCCAGATCGCGGCTGGCGTAGGCGAGTGCCCAGTCCTTGAGGCCAGGCGTGACGCGGCGCGCGGCCATCGCCTCGGTCACGGCGGCATCGGCCTCGCGCGCCGCGAGGTCGGACTGAAGCGCGGCCAGCCGATCGGCCACCTGCTTGTGCATGGCTACGGGGACGTACTCGGCGGGGTCGGGCTGGCGCTGGTGCGCGGCCTCGCGCTCATCGATCAGGCGCTGGCAGGCGGCGGCGGCCACCTCCTCGGCGCAGTCGGCGGGGACGCCCAGCAGGCGCGCGACGGATTCGGGTAGTGTCATGGATGAAGTCTCCTTTTGTGAGGCTGCGGCTTGCAGGTAGAGGTTGGGGGTATTGGTGAGCGCCGCGCCGCTCAGCTCCGTTACCGCGCCATCATTGGCGCGATAACTGAACACCGGCGACAGGTAGCGATATTCCCTGTGGGCGAGCAGCTCGGCGGCCCGATGCGTCCACTCGACGCGCGCCCAGATGCCATCCTCGCGGGCATCGATCGCCTTGATCCATCCGGCGGCGGGAACCGGCCCGGACTTGGCGTCGGCATTGAGGCTCTGGTGGTCGTAGTCGATGGGCAAATCCGCCCCATGGGCGGCGAAGGCGGCGAGCACCGCCTCGGCATCGAGCCGGTACGGCCCGCGCCCGTCCCGCCCGGAAAAAACTCCCGCCGGAATGAGATGCACCCATTCCGGCGGGGTGAAAGACGCCTCATCGGCGTCCGGACGGAGGAGCGGCATGGAAACGACGTGTCGCGCCAGCCGCAGCCCGGCGTGGGCGGCGGCGTGAGCATCGACGAGGAGCGGATGGCTGTAGGTCATGCTGCGCAGTGTGCGCGGTCGGCGGGCGGCCTATTACTAACACCCGTTACGACCTGTTGCGGGCTTCTGGCTGGAGCCACGGTCCAGCATCGCGTCACAATCGCCAGTAAACGGTTTACAGGGGGTTTACTCGGCCACATGATCGTGTGGGTAATGGGTAGGTAGCCAAACGAAAAAAAAACGCGCCAGAAGCGATTCTGACGCGTTTCAGGTTGATGGCCGATCACCCGTCCGCCAGATACGCGCGGATAGCCTCCAGGATGAGCGAGCGGTCGGCATCGGCCAATTCCAGCCGGTCGGCGTCGCCGAACAGCAACCCGCGCCGTGGCAGCTTCTTCGCGCCGAACTCGTGATAGGCCGCGTAGGGCTGGCCAAATCCCCAGCGCACGCTGCTCGCGTCGGCCTGCCAAGTGCGGCTGTCCATGAGCGCGCCGTAGTGGTAGAGGATGGAGCCGCGCCCCTGTTTGGCCGCCAGCGTAGCGGGTTTGAGCGGGCTCCACTTGCGGCCCGCCGGGTCGGTCTCGGTCTCGAAGCGCTCCTGCATCCTGCGCTCCATGTCCGCGCCGATGGCGCGCATCACGGGCGAGAGGTCGCTCACCCGGCGCCGGAGCGTCTTCAGCGCGGCGAGCACTTCACGGTCGTCGATGTTGATGCTAAGCATGGTCTATACTGCCTGATGACGGCGAGCCGTGGAAATTCGGAGTCCACGGATAGACGCGCGGATGCGCGGCTCGATGAGGGGACGTCCGGCCCTCCGCCGTCACTACGCGACGCCTCCAGCCACAACTTCAAGCTCACCCGTTCCGACTCGGTTGCGGATGTCGGCCAGGTCAACGAGATAACCCGACCGCACAGCATTGGTCGTGCGCCGCGGGCGGCGCATCACGAAATCCACCTCCATCGCCAGCAGCGGCAGGCGTCCGTCCGCGCCGGGAAGCAGGTAGATCACCTTGCCCGAGCGGGTATCGAGCAGCACCGCCACCGCCTGCCGGAAGCGATCAGGCAATGCGCGCCACTGGTCCGCCGTGAGCGCATTGCCTGCGTCCAAATGGCGCGTGGCCTTGGGGCCATGGAGCAAGCCGGGTCGCACCATCACCTCAGCCGAGACCGGATCGATGCCGCGCGCGGCCAGCAGCGCCAGATCGCGCTCACTGACGATGCCCAGCCACCCCAGCCGGTTGCGCTCGCGTCCGGCTAGTGCCTCATCCACCCAGTCGGCCCAGTCGCGCTCGATGAGCGGGGCAAGGTCATCGGCCTGGGCCGCGCCCAAGCGGGCGGCATACTGGTCGATCTTCTGCCGCGCGACATCCGCCAGCCCCCGCCAGCGCGCCCGCGCCTGCCCCACGTTGTAGCCAAAGCCTGGATCGATGTTGGCAGGCACCGGCACCACTTCGCCGGTGTGGGGGTTTTTCCACTCCACCGGCGGTTCGTTAGGGGCTTGGCGCTTGAGCGCCGGATTGCCATCCACGTCGCGCGCGCGCAGCTGCACCACAGTACACCTGCAGTGCCAGCCATTGGGCGGGTAGTGGGTCTGCCACCAGGGATCATCCACCGGCAGCGTGACGTTGTGCCAGGCGCGGTGACTGGCGCGCACGCGCTCGTCGTTGCGCGTCACATAGCGCAAATAGGGGTGGCTCGCCTTGGCCGCCTCGATGCGCTCCCAGCGCCCGGCGGCATAGGCCATGCGGGTATTGACGTCGTAGATGAGCGCCAGCCTGCGCGGGCCGAAGCGCGTGGTACGCACCTGGCCGTCCGGCCCGACGATCTGCTGCTCACCCCACCAGTCCTCATTCTGGAGCAGGGGCTTGGCGTCCCTGATCCAGTCGCGGCGGGTCAGCTCGCCATCAACGCTGCGCTCGATGCCGCGCCTGAGCGCCTCCAGCAGGTCGGCGCGGATGAGCCGCGAGACCGTGAAGGCGCGCGCGTGCTCATCCTGCCACAGCTCCGTCCAGTCGTAGGTGATGCGCACCCGGTCGCGGCCCTGAATGTAGGCCACGGCATCTGTGGGCTGCAGCCGGAAAGCGGCGGCAAACTCGCCCGGCGTGGCGGGGGCATGCAGCGGTGCATCGTCCGGATCAGCAGCGAGTCGCACGGGCATGGCAGCGCTCCCAGTCGTCGCGGCAGTCGGCGTCGCACCAACGGCGGCCTTTGCCGGTTTTCTCGCCGCACCACAGACAGCGGCCAGTGGCGCGCGCATCGCACCCGGCGCGCCGCGCGGAGGCGATGGCGTCGGCCACGCCCGCCTCGATCAGCGCATCGGAGCGGTCGGCCGCGTCACTCACGGCTCGCATCCCGGCCATGCACCCCAGCCAGACGCGCAACGAAATGGGCGCTGGACAGGGCCTCGGCAAGCGCACCGTCGTCCATCTGCGGCAGTACCCCAGGCAGGGCGTCGATCAATGCCTGCGCCGTCCATCCTTCGGCCACGGCGCGGTCGAGCAGCGCCTGCAGCACATCGACCATCGGGGCCATCTGCGGCTCCCAGTCAGAGAGCGCTTCGGTCACCAGGTCGTCGAGCGCGTCCGGCGCTGGCGACTCAACCCCCTGCGCATGCACGGATTGCATGCGACGATGCGCGCCATTCGGCAATGGTTCGCCGATCGGCGCCCCCAGCACCGGCTCGCCCTCCGCCGCCTCCGGGATGCACCACTTCTCGCGCACCCACGCCTGCGGGATGGGCAGGCCCAGCGGCACCAGCTTGGCCAGTTGGTCGGCCAGCGCCGCCATGTCCTCCGGCTCCTCGACGATCAGCCTGAGCCGCGGCAGGGGCGCGTCGGGCAGGTTCAGCGCGATCACCGGCGCAATCAGGTCGCGCACGAGGGTGGCGGCCACGGCGCGGGCGTCGGCGTGCATCATGTCCGTGCGCACCTCGTTGTGCACGCGCGCCTGGGCGAGGCTGCCGGATGCGCCCTGGTCGGTGGTCAGCGTCTGCCCTAGCACCGCCTTGGAGACCTGCCGGTCCAGGTATTCGATGAGGCGCTGATAGAGGTCGGCGGAGGCCGACTTGGCCCCGGATTCGATGATCTCAAGCGCCATGCCAGCCGGGATCACCGCCCCGGCGTCGCTGCCCAGCTCGAACACCGCGCGCTTGAGGACCGCGATGTCCTCGCGCGTGGCGCCCGGCTCGTACTTGCCCACGCGGATGGGCTGTCCGTAAATCTCGGCGAAGCTCGCCCAGTCGCGCAGGGCATACGATTTGAAAACCCACGCCCACAGCGCCGAGCGGGCCAGCCCGCCCATGAGCGGAATGCCCGAGACGATGCCCGGCGCGTGGACGATGAGCTTGTAGGGCGGGATCGGCTGGCCGTCTACCGTGCCGTCGGCCAGGCGCGGCTCGCGCCCCGTCTCGCGGTCCCACACGAACCAGTGCGCCTCACGCGCGATGATGCGCGCGGGCAGCCAGGCCGGGCCGTCGGTGTCCCACAGTATCTCCGCCACCGCGTAGCCCTTGGACAGCGCGTCGAGCAACTGCACCACCAACATTGGCACATCGACGGCCTCCAGCGCCCGGCGCGCGAGATCGGCGGCGCGCTTCGCCGCGCGCGACTCGTCAGCCGGCTGCACGTCCCACGGCAGCCCGGCCACGGCGAGTTTGCGCGTCTGCAACACGGCGCGGTAATGCAGGTCCTTTTCCTCGATGTCGGCGGCGGCGATGAGAAATTCGTGCGCATCGCCCATCGCCGCCCGGCGCAGGATGTCGGCCACCCGCGCCGGCGTGAGGCTGGCCAGCGGCCGCCAGGTCCATGCCTGGCGGAACCCGGTGAGCGACGGGGCGGCGAATTCGGTCTTGAGCGACGCAGTGTGCATGTTTACTCATTCATATAGATGGCAGGAATCAGCCACCCTGGCGCGTTATTCTGCGGATAAGGCGCGGTGGCAGGCAGCGGCAGCTCGACGGAGTTGACGAAGAGATAGGTGATGCCGTAGGCGGTGTCAGCTATAAAGCCCGACGCGTCCGTGAGTTGCCAGG